TACATCAAAATCTAAAGGAGTTCCTAACTCAAAATATGTCCACCCACTTTTAGAAGCATACTGATTACCAATCGAAGTAGTCCCATAAAGAAAAGCATCAGCTTCGTCGTCAATCGACCCACCACCATCCTCTTTCCAATCATCCACCCCAGAACCACCAGTATCGTTAATTAAAGAGTCGCAATAGTTATCGTTAAAGCCATTGTTTACCTCGGAGGCATTGCTGGATTTTTATCTTTTCTCTTAATTTTCTTGTCATCTTCATGTTTATATATTCCTAAATGAGAATTATAATTTTTTATTTTCCCACCTACTCTTTCAACAAAGAAAGACAGTCCAATACTACTGTTTGACAATCCGCCTGAAGTATTATAACTAAGAGAAATCTTACTTGACGAAGTTGTTTGTATTGCTGAAAAAGATATCCCTATTGTATAATAATACGGATTTTCACAAGTATAACTTGAATTTATAATTGAACTTATGCTATTTTGACCGACAAAAGAACTATTAATCTTATTAGATAAAGAAATTTCGGAAGTATAAGATATATTTATTTTTTCAGATAAACTATTTTGAGCAAAATACGATAAATTAATCTTTGAAGAAGAATTAAAACCTGAGACATAAGACAAACCAATCTTAGAAGAATAGATAGAAATTGAGGCATAAGATAAGCTAATTTTAAAAGAATTCTCAGAACCAGAAACATAAGACAGGCTAATTTTAGAAGAAGAATTAACAGTTGATATATAAGATAGGCTAATTTTAGAAGAATGCTCACTAGAAGAAGAATAAGATAAGTTTATCTTAGAAGAAGAGTTAGAACCAGAAACATATGATAGGCTGATTTTAGAGGAAAAACTAGAAATTGCAGAATAAGACAGGTTAATTTTCGAATTAAAGAATTCTGTTCCAGGCTCTCCTAACCCATGAATTCTAGAATCACGAAAATTTACACCTTTTGTTCTACTATCGAATAAAGGCATTAGATAATTTTGATTTAAATATTATAAACATTAGTTCCCTCTAGGGGAACAAAGACTAACTGTAAGAAGCAGTTATATTTTTTTCTGTTTCAGCGAACTCTCTTTCTTCTCTAGTTCTAGGATTAATAACATTAATTATTTGACTATAGCAAAAATTATTTTCTGTATTTATCCATAAAAAATGTCTATAATCCCCACTTCTATAAGAATAGCTCACATAATGGTCGCTTTCTACACCACCCGAAAGTATTGCGCTATCTTTATAAAAAATGCGAAAACTATCAAATTCACAACTGCTAAACCCAGATTTTTTACTTGAGGTAGGACTATTATACCAAATTCCATTTACAACGACCTGTAAATGGGTAATTTTCTTATTGTTACCATTAGCATTATCTGGATTTTTTCTTAAATAATTGAGTACTTTGTCCCATGGATTAATACCATCACCATTGATTAAGTCTTTACTGCTTAATCGTTGTCCGTCATTAAACGAAACAATCCAATTGTAGCTCATGCTATTCCTTCTTTTTTGTCACAACAATCTCTACATCTGAGTTCTTAAATTTCTTATATATCTCAAATGCTAAATTTGTATTATAATCATATGACACTGTATCTAAATCTTTAGTTTTTTTAGATTGTTCTTTCAAAAAACTAAAATTGACTTTCCCATCAAAAGCATCATGTGTTACTTTCCCATTCATCTTCAAAGACATTGCTTTCTCCTAACTATCTTTATAAAACTAGTAATAAGTACATTCTACTTTCATCTTGTTTTGGCCATTATGCCCAACAATTGTAGGTTTCAAAGCTATAGAAACATACCACCAATGGGTTGACAAAGAGGTACTCGTATGTGCCCTCAATGATAATTTTGCACTTGGCCCCGCAGAAGCCCATTGGGGAGTAACTCCATTAACTTCTACTAACGCTATTGTACAATTTGATGGGTCGTTTTCTGCTTCATCTCCGCTTCCAGCCCAAACATTAATAGGATTACAATATACAGCAAAATCTGTATGTTGAAATCTTAAACCAAGTGCTCTTGTTGGCAAAGGAGTAGAAAGAGTCATATTGACATACACTCCTTCGACAAGACATCCAGTATCAAATTCTTGTGCCCCTGTTGGGGTTATAGGCCATAAATGAGAATCAGAACAATAATCAGTACTCGAAGAAGCAGTATCAAGAGCGTAATGAAAAGAATTGTTCCAATTTTGCAAAGTAATATTAGACTGAAAATCTGTTCTACTTCCACCACCAAACGAAAAAGCAGAAGAAGAATCCATTGCTATCGCTGACGATGCATCAAAAGCAGTATCTTCTCCGCTTGTCCAACCGAAAAAATTCCAACCTGTAGCCATTTATTTTTCCTTTTATTCTTCTTCTTTGTCTATCGGAGCTCTTTGTGATTCTTGATAAGCTTCATTTATTTGCTGAAGTCTATAGTCACAATAAACAACTAAGGAGCTAGGTAAATCATTTTCAATGAAAAACTCTCTTAATCTTGAAACAGCAAACTCACTGTCCATATCGTCAATTAGCTTTTCGAATTTCTTCCAATTGCCTTTATATTTTTTAGATAATATTAATAGATTCTCTTCATTAATAGCATTTTTATTTAAAATTTCTTTTTCAGATTCTATTTTTTCTTTTTCTTCAACAATCCAACCATTTTCATAATCTTTTGATTTTAAAAGAATGACTCGTTCTCTTTCAGTAATATCGTTTCTTGTTTCTTTTCCCTTCATCATATCTTCTTTGCCATCTTCTCTAGTAAAAAACATTGGCCCTCTTCTTAAGTTAGTAAAAGTATAAAATGTTTTCTCTTCAATAACTAGAAGATGGTCTTCTCCATGTTGGTCTTGAATAATTTTAGCTTTTTTGTCATCTTTAATTTCTCTTTTTACGATTTTCTTAGACATTATACATCCTTTTGTCTGAGGGGGCAATAGCCCCCTAATTTATAATTAACCTACAACAATCTTTGCGGCCCTCTCTGGGAAAAATACTGCGGCACCAACTCTCATATAGAGATGGATATGCCACATTAATGTATCAACATCAATAGTGTCTTTAGAGCGAAGGTCTTGACTCACAACATAGCGACCCATATCTTCGCCAATAACAAGAACAGTATCTTGCGGAATAGTTAGTTTACCAAAACCATCCCTCCATTGAGGAAGACCAACAATTGGAATACCACGATAAGTAGGCATTTTAGTTGTATTGATGAGCTTCTCTTTAGTCGAGTCACCAAACAAACCCATGTCGCCATAAGTTGCATTAGTGTTCCACTCAATCATAGGATAAAGCAAATTTCGACGACCAACAATAGCTTTAACAGTCCCATATTGGTCTTCAACATAGTTAATTGCTTGTTCTAAAGACGCTCTAGTAAAACTACCTACTGAAGAAAAATAGTTAGCATCACCAGACGAAATAGAACCAGAAACAGTATTAAAAACTCGTGCATTAATAGCACCCAAGATAGCATCTCTAGCCGCCTTAACTTGGTCTTGAACTGTCCCATATCTACCCGCTTCTAGCTGAGAAATTTCATATTCAGGATGAGCAGACACCATCCACGTGGGAACGGTGAAAATCTTCTGAACCATTGAGGTACGGGGAGCATATGAGCCTGGCTCGTGCCAATAGGCTTTTAGTTTAGTAGGAACAGCATACTCTGCCGAAGTACCGACAGGTATCACTTCTTTCGGTAAAAGGAGAGAAGAAACATCACGCTGTTCAATGCTATCACTAATATATTTTACAATTTTGTCTGCAATCGCATGCCTATCTTCGGGATTACTAACGGCTGCTTTCATCTCGTCAGCAAACGCTTGCCACATTTCTTTAGTGTTCACAAAGAACCTCCTAATTATTTATAATTTAACCAACGTTTCCACCAATCGAAGACCTAGAACCAAATAAACCCTGACCTGGCTCTACTCTAACTCTCAGTTTAGCATCGGAACTATCTGTGTAATATAATCCAACAGCTACGCCAACAAACCCATTTGTAAGGCGTAAACCAGCAGAAGCAGAACCAACATCAATATCACCACAAAGCCATCCTGGTCCACCTCTACCAACACCAGTACTAACATAGCATTTCCAAAGCGCAACTTGCCCACCGGCAGTAGAACTACCAGGAACTGCTATTTTTCTGCCATAAACAGTTGACAAATCGCCCTCAGAAGCCGCCCAACTTGTTGAATTAATATTGAAAGAACTATGGTCCCATTTATCAGTGAGATATTCACCACCATCATAATATACAACCATATCGCCTTTAGCGAGTTTATCTACAGCATCGGCTGAATCACTCAAATCCTCTTCAAACCTATATTTATTAATCGGGAATACAGACCTCATGGCGGTAGCGGTAGTTGTAGGAACATTTAAAGTATGATAGTTATCAGCATCAATACCAGAAATATAACACCAACATCCGCGATAAGCCGCTGATGTATCTATTTTAGCTTCACCATGACGAACACCCGGAATAAGAACCTCTAACATTGGATATTCCTCCTAATTATCAAGCGCATTTAAGACTGCATCAAAACCAGGAAACTTTGATTTCTGGTCAGAAGTGCCGTCATCAACTTTAGAAGCTATTGCGGTTTCATTAGACTCTTTAACGGGGTCTTCTTTATTGGCCTTAGCTTCGTCTTTCTTTTTGTCTTTTTTCTTCTTTTTGTCGTCGTCTTCTTCTTCGTCTTCTTCTTCGTCTTTCTTCTTCTTCTCGAAATTGAATTTAGCTTTAGCGGCAACAGTTTCTAAGTCAGCAACATAAGCGGCAAAAGCATCTTCATCCATTTCAGCAATACGACTCTTAACGGAATCAGAATTTTCAAATTCGAGTTCTTTTTCAACCAAAGTAGAATAGCGAGCTTCAGCAAGTTCTTTCTTTTCAACTTCTGTTTTGTAAGCCTCATATTCAGTCTGAATATCAGCTTTAGCTTTATTAGACTCGTCTAATTCTTTTTTAGTTTTATCAGTAATTTCATTAGCCTTAGCTAACTCTTCTTGAGATTCAGCAAGTTTAGTTCCTGACTCAATACCTTTTAGCTCGACATCTAGTGCCTCGGCTAATGCCTGTTTAAATTCAGGAGAATTTTTGTCAATAGTCATTGATTCAGTACCTCCTTCTATATCTTTAATCAATGTATTTATTTCAATATCATATTCATTGGCTGCTTTAGCAATCCTTTCAACAATATAAAGTTTTTCCGATGATTCATAAAAATTAAGCTCACTGTTAAGGAACGATTCGGCTGCAACCGAAACATTCTCAGCGTTATCTAATGGGAAAACTTTATTAACATCATCCGCAAAAAGCTCATTAGATAAATCTTTTTCAAGACCGCTTCTAAGTTCTTCGGGGATATCTAATTCCCTAATTTTCATATCAGCCTCTCTAGAAATAATATAAGGGATTATTTCATTCTTTATAGAAACACTCGATAAAGCTGTCGATTGACAAACATCAGCAAAAACACTATGATTTTTTCTCAAAGAAGCAAGAGCAAGTGTTCCCGCTAGTTCATCAGCTGGATTTCTTGTAACAGCCGCTCCTACAAAATTGCTATCCCCAAATATTCTGGATACATTGTCGGTCTGCCTTCTCGACAATAAATGGTCACAATATTCATAGAAACTATCAAAGGTTTCATTACATTCAGAACAAGTAGCTTTATCAAAGTTGTTTTCCATTGAAAAGAATAAATTACCATTAGAAGCTCTATCTCTCATGATACGAGATTCCATTGGATATTTATATTCCCATACACAAGCACGACAAACAACAAAATCATACTCTAATGGGTCAATATTTTCATAATATGCTTTAGCTTCGTCTTCTAATTTATCTGTAGAAACAAATTTACTCTCATAAATAACGCCTATATTTTGGTCTTTATGTTCCCAATTAATAGGTTTATTAGTCGCTGTGTGAGCAGATTCTTTTAAGTCGTCTGACGTAAATCTATCTTTATTATCATTTACAGTAGCATGACATAAAATAAATTCTACATGCATTAAATCAGAATTTTTATGGTCACTAGCAATAGCTTTTGATTCATTTGTTTTTGGGTCATCAATTATTCTTGCTACAGCAGAAATAATTTCTTCAGACCCCTTACCCCCGTTTAGTTTAGCGTGGTATTTTCTGTGGCAACTTCTGCACATAACTGAAATACCTTTTCCAGATTTTAAGTCTTTTCTACTATTGTTAGTATGATGAAGGTCAAAAGGACCCTTTGTCGTACCACACTTAGAACACTTTTGAGGTTTCTTTTTATATTTTTTATTACCCTTATAGGGGGAATCTGAAGAATACCTATTATGATAAGTGTCTCCAGCATTAGCAGTTAGGTCTTTTTTCATATCTGTTCCCTAGTCGTAAGTTTCATTTAGTTCTAACATCACCCTAACTTTAGAAATATTTCTTTTAACTTCTGCTGTATAGCCAAATTTTATATATTTACCCAAATTATCTAATGGATATGCTATCGACCCACCTGTATCAGTAACAGGCAAAGATGTGTTCAGAAACCATTGATACCCATTAAAAGAGCTATAAACTTTCGGGGTAAATCCAGCAGTAGCAGTATTATATCCCAAGGTTTCTACATATAGCAACCCATCTTGAGCATGTTCGTTAGTTACCACCATATCGTCATAATAGGTAACTGTTGTAGCAGTGGTATCTAGTGATACAGGAGCAAGAGTAGGGTCGGTCTTACTATTTGGAATAAAGCTCTCTAATCTTTTGTTCATAAGGATTCTCCTACATATATCTTTGATATATAATAATATACGGATTTTAATCGCATATACTTGAATTTACTTTTTAAACCACTATCAGTGAACAGATTATTTATCTTTTTCGCCCTTTATCTCTAATCTTGTCACTAATTCTCTGAAAATTATATTTTGAGTAATTATAGACTCTGTTAATTTAGAAATGGCTTCCTCTAAAGAGCTTCTAACATACCAAATATAAGTTCCATCTTGGTCTTTAACATTGTGCATGTCGTATAATGCCCCTACATCTCTAAGCAACAAATTAGCTTTACTGTTAATTTTCTCTGTTTCTAAATTATGTTGCTCTTGTATCTCTTCTAATTTTGATTTCTTAAAAAGTGGAATAATCTCTCTTAGAACTAAAACAACTAAAATAATAACAAGAATTGAAGTATTTGGTTGAGTCAAGATGTCTGTCGGCATTTTTATCCCCTTTATTTCTTAGTAGGTTTGGGTGTTTTTTTCTTCTTTTGTTCTTTTAAATCAACTGTATTTTCAGATTTCGTGTCTTTTTTTGTTTTTTCTTTTGTGCTATCTTCTTTTGGTCTTGATTTGTCTACTTCTGTGTTACTCCCACTAAAAGGAAGATTGGGAGGTAGAAAATCTTCTTGAATTTCTTTCTCTTCTTTCTTAGCGTTATGTTCTTGCTCTATATCATAATTAGATTCCCTAAGAGCAGTCTTAATAGAAATTAAACCCCTGTCATAAAAAGATAAGACTAAGTTCTTTATAGACTGTTCATCAGCAAGATTCATTCTTTCCCATTTTATTTTTACTTCTTGCTTAAACTCATTGTGTCTTCCTATATCTTCACAAACTTTTTCAAGCCAAATAGACACAGTTTTTCTCCAATGAGATAGTCTTTCAATAAGAGAAAGAATAGAAACCCATTCATCTCCTGATTGATTAAGTGAAGTTAAAACTGGGGGAATACCCAATGCAATTAAAACATCTTCTTTTGCGTCTTTGTACTTATCTTTCCAAGCTAAAACTTTACCATCTGGACCAACTTGAATAAGGTCAACATCATGCGCCCAAACTAAAGTCTGAGTAGCTTTGGGATTTCGTAAAAGTGCGGCAAATTTCTTAAGTCTATGTGGGGAAGCTGGATGTTCTTCAGTCCCTATCTTAAAAACAGTAATTAAATTAATTAACCCTGCCGCAATAGAATTATCAAGTTGTCTTATCCTTTCAAGAAGAGTAACAGAATCAAAACATCTTGACAGATACGGAGTTCCCCAAGGTTGATAGCTTTTAGACCTTCTTTTCAAATGAGTAACATATTTTGGGTTAAGTCGTGCTCCCTGAGAAGAACCTGGATTCTTTTTTAAACTATTGAGAATACTTCGTGGTATAGCCGCTTTAATTAATGCGGCTTCAGGATTGCTTCTCCCATCTTGTGTCAACTGGGTCATCAATTCACTATCATATTTTAAATATATTATTTCTTGACCAAAAGCTATAGGACCACTTGGTATATCAATAGATTGTGGATTAATTAAATTAATAGACATTGGAAGCTTATATGTCGTATTTCCAACTTTAACATTTTCCCACTTAGTATAAGGAAAAACATTCCCAGAAGTGAACCATTCTAACGCTACTTCTTGGCAAAGGGGATATATACCAGGCAAAGTACTTGTATTAGAATTGTTCACATTGTCTAAAAAATGCTTTAATACTTTATCAAATTGCTTATTTCCCGTTGGTTGAACTCTAAGGGGTGTTACAGCAAAATCAATTAAAACATCAACAGCATTTCCGACAATACTATTAAACTTATAAAGCTTAGAACTGACTTCCATTTGTTGATAAATATCATTATAGATATCTTTGAATTTATTTAATCCATCTAAATACCCAACTGGTGTTTTCATAGAAGTTGGAATTTTTAATCCAATAGCAAGTTCTTCTCTTTTTTCTGCTTCAAAATCTTGGTCAGCTACTATAGTAGCTTCGTCAACTTTTATTTCTTTCATCTGTCCATCCAAAATCCAGTAGCAAGCTCAGGAACACTTTCTTCTTTGTACATAGACAAGAAATCATTAGCCGCCTGAGTAGCTAATGCTAGTGATGTAGCTCTATCTTTTTTAAATTGACTTGGCACATCAAAAGTATAGTAATTCCCTTTTCCTTCTGCTTGCAATACTAAAAGTTCTCGTTTAGTTTCTATTATTTCTTTAGCTATTTTTTCTAACTCTCTATCTGAATGTCTTCTAATATCAAGAGGAAACTGAAGCGTTCGATGTTGCATATCGGCTTTTAACCTCATATACAAATCATTAACAACTGTTCTTGTAAAATTAATCATTCTTAAAATATGCTGACCCTCTCTATATTCCATATCTTTATCATCCATATCTAATATTGCTGGAAGAACTGTCCCCTCAATTGTCTTGTAGGGTTGCATAAGCAGGTCTTTAAGAGTCGTACCACCACCACCCGCATCCATATTAATCTGAATAATATTAAATTCTTGCGTCAATCTTCTTATATGATATATCATTTCTTGATACGGAGCACCGTTAAGCGTAAATCCATGAACAAATTTCTTTACTCCAGCCTCTAGTTTCTCAATACTAATCGAAAAATTGTCTCCCCCCGCTACTCTAGCGGCATCAATACCCATAGAATAACTACTGTTACTAATACCCTCTACTTCTATCGGACAAGAATCTTGACCCTCTTTTTCTCTTGGGGTACAAGCATCAATTAATCTAGCAGAAAAGAATCCCACATTTTCAATAGGAAATTGGCATTTGTTCTCCATATTATATATCTCTGCTGTTGTTGTGCTTTTCATCATTTCGTATACATCTTCATCTAACAAAAACGGAGCATTTGGAACTGAGTCTACGTCTTCTTTTATATACTCATGCAAACCATAAAGCTCTGGCTTATTCTCAGACATAATATTGTAAAATAAATATTGTAAATAATAATGATTCCATGGATAATATGCAGTAGAAGAAATAACTTGTTTATTTTCAATACCAGGAATTTTCACATTCATCATTGGGTTAACTACTTTTTTAATAATATCCTCATCAACAAATGCATATTCATCAATTAATATAAGGTTATATCGACGACCTCTTATTTTGTCTCCTGTACCAAGAGGAAGACCCTCAATAAAAGAACCATTATGGAATCTCACAATAGCTCTAAAAGTAGTTCTCTGAAGTTTCCCAGTAGACGCTCTTAAGAAAGGGGAATCTTCAAAAAATTCTGCGATTTTGTCAAATAAAAATTCTGTTTGCTTAAACGACGGAGTAATAACCCCGATTTTAACTTTGGGATGAAGCATAGCATAAAGACAAGCAAATAAAGCAAGAAGCCAAGTTTTACCGATTCCTCTTCCCAATAATAATAGATTATACTTCTTGTCCCAAAGAGACCGAAGAATAATTCTTTGAAACCACATTAAATCAATATTCATTAGATGTTTAGCGGCTTCTGCTGGATTGTTCCTACAAAATAAAATAAATTTTTCTGAGCAATTTAGTTTAAATAAATCACTCTTTGATAATCTTGCTTGTTGTCTTTTCATCTAGAAACATCAATTCCTTCAGCTAGTTCTTTAAGTGGTGGCTTTTCTTTGTTAGATTCGTTAACTTCTGTTATCTCTTTTGCAACTTGTTCAGTTATAATCGAAATATGTTCACTGTCAAGATTTGCAGTGGTTTTGCCATCTATTCTTAACATGGCTTCTAATTTTTCTGGAGCAGGTAGAATATTAACAATGGGTCTTTGCTTTTTAAGATTAGAATAGTATAACTCTTCTTCTTCTTCTCGTCTGATTTTTTCTGGCATTTTCTTCAGTTTCTCGTTTAAGTCAACAGAAATCTGAGCAACATTACCATCAATATTGTCTAAAGCACCTGCTCTTTGTTCTCTGGTAATACCTAACTTTGTTTGGATATCGCTAACCCTCTTAAGACTTTCCGACATTTTTTTACTATAATCCCTATCTATATATTTCAACTGTAAACCAAAAAGCCTTCTTTGAATCAACTCTTCAACAAGAAGTTGTTCAAGAAGAGGCTTATCAGAACTATTATTAAAATCAAAATCAGTAACATAGTCTTTAAGTCTTAATTCAAACCAATCCCTTTCTTTTTTAGTCATCGAAGATGTTATCTCAAATGAAATATCTTCTTCTTTGTTTGATTTGATATTTTCTTCTATTTCTTCTTTTTTCTTAGGTTTTAAATTAGCATGAGATTTCCACTGATACCCGCTTTTCATCTTAATCCTAGTGTCTAAATCACGAGGAGCCCTTTTCCATCCAGCTTGAGCTTCAGCAAGAACAGTATTTACAATATCTGGTATTCTATCCTCAGCTTCTCCCTTTTGACGATAGTAGTCAGCTAATACGGGATACCACTTATCCCTATCTTCATCTGTCATCATTATTGCATTCACAAAATACCCTTCTTTTTACTATAAAATACGGATTTTACTTGCATATACTTGAATTTTATCCAAAAAAAGGGCTTATTTCGAAAAATAAGCCCAATTTAGCAGAACATACACCTGTCGCTAAAGACAAGTTCACCTCTGCAGTTTATTAAAACCCTAGTTGTTTTATTCCCTGCATTCTTTTCCCTAGTTCTAACCCCTTCATACCCATCATAGTAGCTCCAATACTCTCACAAACACAATACAGTTCATTCGTTTCCCCGTCTTTTATAACAAATTTCCCGTCTTCTAACTCTACTTTAAAATCTCTATCAAAACTTAAACCTTCCATCATTTCCTCCTTATTCTTGTCTCTCTTCTATTACTTCTCTTGTAACTTTTTTAATAATGTCTGTATATTTTAAAAATGAAGTATATTCTGCTTTCATTTTTTCTGAAAGTTGTGAATAATTCTTATCATCATTGTTATATACTAGTGCCCAAAAAACAGATATAAGAGAATATCTATTTACACCAGTTACTTTATGAAGCTTCTCTAAAATTTTAAAAAGAGTTATATCATAACTATCTTCTTCTTCTACACAGACCACTTCATCTCTGATTTCAAAAAACTCTTCTTCAAATATCTGTTGGTTCTTTTTCTGAAAAACAAGCTTCCTATACGATGTCTTAATAATCATCGGAATATACCAACTTAACGAAGCTTTGTTCGGGTCAAACCTTGACAAGTTCTCAAAAACATAGATTCTAATTTCTTGTGCCATATCTTCAATGTCTTTGTTAATCCTATTAGCATAAGACATTATCAAAGGTTCATAGTCTTTCAAAACCCTGTTGTAATTAAATATTATCATTATCCATCTAATCCCAAGAAAAATTGTAATAAATTTCCATCATAAACATACTGAACACTCTCTTCGTCAGAAGCGAGCCATTTAGCTTCAGAAAGAGATTTGTTCATAAACTCTCTTAAAATCTTACCATCTATATATAAAGACATATCATTTTTATTAATGTTATTAAAAACCTCAATGACTTCTTCTGCGCTATTTGTGTTCTCTACGCTCAATATTAGTTTTTTCTCATCAAAAGAAACCAAAACAGAATTTGTATCGCTATCAGCGAACATTAACACACGATTAAGTTTTTCTGATATATCTTCTGTGTCTACTTGAATCTGTATGGGTAGCGAATTTTCATCAAACCCAACTATAATATCTTCTAATTGTGCATATGGATACTCATCACCCACAGAAGAAACAAAAATAAAATTGTCCGTTCTCCCAAAAATTCTATTATCACCTCTTGTTAAACAGATTTCATTAGACTCTTTAACGTTTATTATACAATCACATACTTTTTTATGTAACATAACTTCATTCAAATTCGTTGTATCAAACTCAACAAACGCACCCCTGACCCCATCACAAGCTATCATTCTGTTGTCTTTAAGAAAAACATTCTGTAAATTAATTTGTGTATTGTCTTTTGACAAACAATGTTGAATGGAGATATAACTAATAGCAAAATTACTTATTTTTATTTTTGTGTCATCTTCATCAAAATCATAATAATTAATATCAAGCTCTTTAAGTGATTCTTCGGCAATTTCTTTGTCTAACACTAAAAGCTTATATTTAGATTTCCCAGACTTAATTTTACAGCCCTCTTGATTGATTTCTAAAGTAATATCTTTAGAGCCAAAGCTCCCAATAAGCCCTACAAAATGTTTAGCTAAAACATAAGAATTTTCTTCTTCACCTTCTATGTTACTACACGCAACAAAAGACGAACCAACTGTATAATCATCAAAAGCTTTAAACTCTATCCGGTCTTCTCTTTTCCTAATGAGTAAATATCTATAAGCTAAAGTCGAATGATTATAGTTAATAATTGGTGTTAGTTTTTGTAGTGCTTTTTTTACTTCATTTACTGTTGTTGAAATCTTCATTTTTTTCTAAGCTCCAATATTGTTTGTTCATACTTTTTATCGTTTAAACGCTCTAATTCAAATATAACGAAATTCCTTGCTGTAATATATATCTCTTTTATATAATACCCATCATGTGCTTTTCTGTGACAATCAAAACATAAAGATATTAAATTCTCTAAAGAATCATCTCTACCCTCTGAGCGAAAAATTATGTGATGGGCTGATAAACCCCGTTTAGAATTACAAAATTGACACTTTGGGGCTTGTTTAACACAGAGTTTGAGATTCTTTGGATTATTAATTTTTTTCTTTTTAAAATAGTTTGGTTTTGGCGCCTTATTAGGTTTACAGTATTTACCATTCGAACCTTCATGCATTCTTCTTCCTTTTAGCTTCAATCGTTTTTTGAAAATATTCGTCCATTAACTTTGAAAACTCTTCACTTGCATATGGTTTAGGTTCTTCGTCTTTTTCAAAAAGTTCAGGATGAGTATATTCATATTCAATCAAGGTCATTGCCCCCCAAATCATAGAAGACAAATGATGCTGACCATCTTCTTGGTCTAGTCTCTCTCCCCCTTTATATGCAAAATAATGTCTCATCATAGCCGCATGAATTCTTTTTATATCTATCCCCATCTCCCAATTTCTATCTGAATACTTAATAGCACCAAGAGTATAAACATGTGCTAAAAGGGCCAAGGGAATTATAGGAATTAAGTCATATCGAAGTTTTCCATCATCATACTTGGCTCCCTGTTTAAGTTTTTCTGACAATTTTTTTAATCCTTTCTTCTAGTTCTAAAATTGGCTTTAAAAACTCTACTACATTGTTCTCTGCTTTCTTATCATAATAAGCAAATCTAACAGTGTCTAATGCATATTCTTCTCCACATCTTTTAATAAATCTATACACGCCAATATCTGTCCAATTCGGATTACGCTGATAGTCTAATGGAAACATGTGATTTTTGACAATAGAACAAATCTTATGTGGTCGTTGAATTTTATATAAGCTACATAACTTTTCTGCTATATTGTGGCTAAAAATAGCGTGATTATTAAAGTTGTCATAAAAATGATGAGAAACATCTTTCCCTAAATCGTGAAACAAAGCAACCCACTTTAAGTCAATCAAATCAGTAGGAACTTCATCAAGAACTCTTAATGTGTGGTCTAACGCATTTTTAGATTTACCTTTATTTTGAGGAATTTTTCTTAATCCCCCAATTGCCATATCTAAAAACCCAAGAATCTTATTTTTATCTAAATATCGAAAACAATCACTTGATTTCTCAGAAGAAACAATGTGATGTAATACGTCACTTCTTTCTTCTAGAGTAAGCGAACACAGTAAGTCTTTTATTTTACATTCTATAAAATATGGGACTTTTTCGTTCTTGTTAATGTGATTAACAAAGTCATAAAAATAATTAATCATATCAATATCCCAAAGGGTTAGTTTGCATCTCTTCAAATAGAACAGAATAAACGTTGTCTACTTTAATGTAGTTCCCCTTTCCATTAAAAAAGACAGTTATAGAATCTTCTGACTCTACTTTTATATCTGAAACAAGAGACCAACAAGTTCTTAGTCCATCTTTACTTACCACAATAAGATTTCTTAAATTACTATGCCCATTTTTAACTGTTATCTTCATCTTTAAACCAATCTTTTCCTACATATTCATTTTTCAAAGAAACAACAGTTGAAAGTACCCACTTAATAGCAATATCATCAGCAAACTCTAAAAAGAATGGAAACTTTACAAGGTCATCAATAAACTGTACTGCAACTTCTAACTTATCTTTGCCAGATAAGTCATCGACTGTACGAGCAAACTTTTCAACAATTTCAGTTACTTCTTTAAAAAGAGCAACAAGACTATCAATCTTTTCAAAAAGAACCGTACCATCACTAGCTGACCATCCAGTAAAAACCTCAGTAGCTCTCGCTGAAAGCTCGTCATAATTAGAATTTTCTTTGACCCATAAAAGAAATTTCTGTTTATCAAATTCCATTTTTATCCTCCTTACCTCTTTGGTGCATAGGGTAACAATTCTTTCAAAGTAAACACAGAAATAGTCTCTCCATTGTCAATATAGACAGGAATATCCTCATTTACCGCATAAAGCATAAGCTTATCCCTGCAATCCCCACAAGAAGTAAGTGCATCTGCTTCAGCATAAATATACACACAAACAATCTCTTCGTTATTAAAATCACCATCATTAATCATTGAAGAAATAGCTGACTCTTCTGCATGAACAGCAATCCCCCATTCAAAATCAAAATTACACCCACTATACCAATTCTTTGCATCACTTTCAATGCAACATCCTACTTTTGTAGTACTTTTAAGAAAACGACACCGCTCTCTTGCTTCCATTGCTGATTCCCTCATGCCAAGCAGGTCTTCAGTTAGTGCATCTTTATAAACTTTAATCATTCTACATTCTCCTTTGTTCTTCTTTGTCCCAACTAAGAAGGGTTCTACCAACATCTAATATTGCAGATATTTCCTTTACTTTGTCTCTCCCTCTTTGTGCAACATAAGAATACAAGACCAATGAGCATTCTTGCTCGTTAATGGTTGTTATCTCTTCATCTATCTTCACTTTAACATCTTTTACTATTTTCTTTTTGTCTGTTACTTTTATTGACTGGTCTAGGGACGACCATGCTACAGCTTCAATTTTCTCTAATCTCTTCTCGGCTTCTTCTTTCAACAAAATAGCATTACTGGCAAGCTGATTAATTCTCCCATATAAATTAGTTAATTGAGCTAGTTCGTCCCTTAATGCTCCACCAATTTTCTTAAGGTCAATTTTAAGGTCAATATCATCAAAAACTGTTTTTGGGCAATCCAATAATTTCTTGTTTACTTCTTCTAATGCTGTCACTTTTTCTCCTTTATTATTAGCATCCACATATTAATAACTGAACAATGGCTCCAACACACACTATCCCTACAATTCCAAGAATTACCCAAACTAACAGTTTATCCTCTGACTCCATCTTTTCTCCTTTAACATTTCGAATACCCACATGACGTACATTGTGAACATCCTTCTGCATTAAACAATCTCTCCCCACAAGAAGGACATTTCGCTAACAATCTCTCATTATTATCTTTAGACTTTTCCTTAGCTTTTTCTGCCAATCTTTTACCAATTATGTCGGGTAGTGATGTATATTTTTTCCCGTCATGGAAAATAATATCTTCACCCTTTATTCGTCTAAGTTGTTTAGCTATTTTATGTGCTGGTAGTCCATGTTGTAGCCCTATAGAAATAATCCTTCCCAATGCTTCACAAAAAGCATTCACATCAGCACCAGACTTTCCTATGTTGAGTATTACTTCACCAGGTTCTCCATGAACATTCTCATTAATAGTCAATAATAAACCACCCAAAGGTGTTTCAATTTTTTCAGTAGAACCCTTCATTACAGAAATACGATTAAAAGTCTTTCTAACAACTTCTTCTTTTTTTACTCTCATGGGTTGATTATCCCTGCACCCATCTCTATATACAGTAATCCCCTTACATTCCAGTTTATAAGCTAATAAATAAGCTTTTATTACATCTTCTTTTTTAGCATCACTAGAAAGATTAATCGTTTTAGATATTCCACTGTCAGAATGCTTTTGAAAAACTGACTGCATTTTTATGTGATTCTCTAGAGAAACATCATGAGAAGTAACATATTTCTTTCTGATTTTTGCTGGAATACCTTTTATGTTTTGAATAGAGTTAGAAGAACATATTTCTCTTTCTAGGTCTTCACCCCCACAAACCTCACTTAAAAAATGTTTATTTATTTCTAAAAGCTTATCTCCGTCTAAAATATTTCTTTCATACCCTACTGCAAATAATGGCTCAATACCAGAAGAACATCCAGCTATAATACTTATTGTCCCAGTTGGGGCAATAGTTGTAGTCCAAAGATTCCTTCTTTTTAGCTTTAACTCTTCACAAGCAAAACAAATCCCCTTTTCTTTCCCAAGTTCTTCACTCGCTTGTTTACTTGCATCATTCAGCCAAGAATACACATAATTAGCAAACTGAAAAGACTCTACACTTCCATATTCTATTTCACTAAGAATAAGAGCATCAGCAAACCCCATAACACCAAGACCAATTTTTCTTGTCTCTGCGTGTGTCTTTTTTATCTCTTCTAATGGGTAACTATTCATTGAAATTACAGAATCTAAAAACCTAGTAGCTATTTTAATATGTTCGTCAAAAAGGTCTTTATCAAAAACCCCGTCTTTATTGACATATAATGAAAGATTCATACTGCCCAAATTACAAGACTCATTATCACGTAAGGGTTGTTCTCCACAGGGATTAGTTGCTCTTATTTCTCCCCATTGATTCTTTTTGTTTATCTCGTCAATAAAAATAATCCCAGGCTCCCCTGTTTTCCATGCATTCTCTGCTATTTTCTCGAATACTTTCTTAGCACTAATTTTTTCTATTTCTTTTCCGTCTCTTGGGTCAATTAACGAGTAATCTTCACCCAAAGAAAGTGCTTTCATAAACTTGTCTGTTAAAGCAACAGAAATATTAAAATTATTAATCTGAGAAGTATCTTGTTTACAGTCAATAAACTCCAATATATTCGGGTGGTCGCATCTTAAAATTCCCATGTTTGCGCCCCTACGAGTACCTCCCTGCTTTATCTCTTCCGTCACATTGTTTATCATTCTCATAAAAGAAATAGGACCAGAAGCAGTCCCAGAAGTAGTAGCTACTCTACTTTTAGACGGCCTAAGCCTAGAAAAATCAAAACCAGTTCCACCCCCACTTTTATGTATAAACGCCGCATCAGTAGTGGCTTTCATAATACTCTTCATGCTATCTTCTATTCCCAAAACAAAACAAGCAGCCAACTGTCCATTCTTTTTACCTGCATTCATAAGTGTTGGACTATTGGGTAAGAAATAAAGATTGTTAATAATATCGTAATATTTTTGTTGCCAACGTCCCCTGTCTATATCTGATTTTTCATCTTGAGCTATTGCTGACGAAACCCTTTTGCAAAGCTTCTTCCAATCTTCTACTACTTTCCCTTTTTTATCTTTTATAAAATATCTTCTGTTTAATGCAACTAAAGCGTTTGGTGTTAAATCTTTATTGTTCATTCATTTTCTCCATCGCTACACTCACAATATGGGTATGGTGGACTTCCACCACACATCATATCTTGCCCTGGCACAGGAAAAGTGTCTCCCTCAAAAGCATCTCCACAAACAGGACAAACCCAACTCGAACCAGTCATTCCAGACATAGGTCCATTTTTAACATATTCCATTATTGCTGGAGCATGTCTTAATCCTCTTCCACATTTTTTACAAATCAAATCTCACTCCCTTAGAATTCCACTCGTTATTACTGTCAATAATTAAATATCCCTTTTCGAGAGAAGGCATAACAACTATATTATACCCAATCATTTTAGAAGCACCCCACCAATCATATTTACCAACAACACAATAATATGGCATTATTTTCTCAATAAACCCTAAAGTTTCTTCAGAATATTTTACTCTTCTTTTAGAGCACCCTCCCATAAAATCATGCATCAACAAAATATCTAAACCAGAATTATATAAATAACTTGTTTCTTTTTTGGTAAAATGTCTTTTCTCTCCCCCAACTAACTTCTCTTTTGAATAACACTTAGGGCTATATGTTCCCCCTATCCCCCCTATTTTAATACTACCCTGCGTATATACTTCTCCGTTTCTAAGAACAGTTAAATTATCAACTTGAATACTTTTCTTACAAAGTTGCCTATATAAATACAAGTTGTCGTTTGCCCCTCTAATAGTAATAACGGGCTTAACAAATTTCTCTCTTCCCTCAAGAAATTTATAAAAATCACTATTTGTTTTTGTGTTTCGAAGAGAGATTCCAAAATCACCAGAACAAACCGCAAAATCGACATGCTCTTCTTTTATATACTTGTTAAGCAAACAAAGATTGCCTTTTGTGTTCCCCGAAACTAAGATTTTCATATTAACTCGCTAACAATTCTTTGATTTTCCCTATTTGTTTCTTCAAAGAATAATTTCTAACTATATGTTTTCTTAATTTTGCCCTTATTTCTTTTTTGTTTTCAGCTTTTTCAAAATCTTTAATAATATTAACACATTCATCTGGCCAAGTCCAAATATTACTAACTGGATAAATCAATTCACTACCTGCCCAACTGTGAACAAGGGGAACGCATCCCTTTGCCATTCCCTCGGCAATAGAATATTGAAAAGACTCGAACAAAGAAGATGAAATAATATAGCTTTTATCTTCTAAGTACTTATTTATATCTGCAACCCATCCATCAAATTTAATTTCAAAGGGCATGTGTTTTTTGATATTATTAAAATACAAAGCTATTCTTTCGTCTTGAAAATCACCTGCTATGTGAAATTCAAAAGATGGGTCATAGTCATAAATAGCCTTAAATGCTTGAAGTAAAATTTCAGGACCTTTTTTATAGTTTATAAACCCAATAAAAGCAATCTTTTTAGTGTCTTCTTTGTTTTTTGGTATAGTAAATTTTTCTATATCAACACCATTATAAATTATTCTCGCTATCTTTGGGTCAATCTGAAATTTCTTTAACGACAAATCACACACTTTTTCACTAACAAAAATTAAATCATCTACTTTTGACCAATCTATCCTACTTGGAATAGGTGTAAACATTTCATATGAATGAAGTCTAACAATATACCTTTCACACATTTTGGGTCTACTCATTACTTTTTCTACCATCTCGTTAGACCACTCAAACCAAGCTATATCTGTATCATGTAACATGTTATAGAATTCTTTTTCTGTTCCTCTTTGATAAAATTTTATATCATACTCTCCTCTAAGATTAGATATAATATCTCTCAAAAAGATATCTTCACCATTGCAAAAAAAAGTAAGCTTTTTCTTCTTCATTCTTTACCCTTCTAAAAATATTTTAAGAGATTTTGGACAAAATGTTCAATAGTAAAACAATCTTTAAATCTCTTATATCCCTTTTCTGATAGTTCTTTATTTAGCTCGTTGTCTTTATATAAAATTTGTATTTTTTTCCTTAAATCTTCTACATTCTCTGCTTTAGCATATAAAACGCTTTCACCAAATAGTTCTTTTAGTATTGGATAGTTAAAACAAACACTAGGGGTTTTGACACTCATTGCCTCAATAATTGATATGCCCCCTATCCAATGCGTTATCTGGGGATAAATTAACAATCTTGCATTATACATCATCTCCATCTTTTTATATTCTGATACTTTTTCATAAAAATCAATATCTAAATTTGCATATCTAGCAACTTTATTTAATCTATTCCCTTCATGCTTCTCCACTAAAGAATACAAATGAGAATAATTATAACCAAGCCCCTCTAGGGCCTTTAAAGTAAAAATAGTACCCTTATATGGCCATAGTTTATGACATCCAATAGTAAAATCTTTATTCGGAACTTTTCTGTTAAAATGTTCATAAGCATCATCAAAAACAATAGGGTACGGAATCAAATAGCCCTCTTTATTGTATCTTTTCTTAAACTCTTCAATCGCAATATTGGTATTGAAAAATACCCCATCTACCTCTAGTGCACAGTTTATCCAATAATAAAATTCTTGAGAATATGCAAAATCATAGTTTAGTCTGTCTCTTCCGTCTATAATGTGAACGGGGAAATCTAAAAACAAACAAAAGCTTTTAACTTTCATCCTGTTTTTATATTCAGCAACAAAAGGAGAAACTGATTGGTCTAGCCCAAAACAAATATCTATTTTCTCTTCAATATAAAGTTCATCAAACTTATATTTGTTATAAGACAAACATATAAATTCTAAATTTTTATGCTTACGAACACTTAATGTTTCATATAGGGTTTCTTCGTTGATTACTAAATAAACCTTGTGACCAAGTTCTGCTATCTCATAGCCAATCCTTTTCTCTATTCCGCTCGATATCAGTTTCCCATTCCCAAAGATTAAAAAGTTCATAATGTCTTTTCTATAAGCTTGTTAACTTTCTTTCCCCACGACTCATAACTTGCTTCTTTTTTGTAATAAGCTGGTCCATTTTTAGCTCTGTCGTCACAAAATTCTGATTGCTTATATAAAAACTTAATAGTGCTAGCTAAAACTTGAATATTTATCGGAGGGCAATAATAAACATAGTCCCCATAATGTCTATAGCTTTCAGGGAAATCAAAAACAACTGAAGACCTCCCTATAGAAATACCTTCAAGTGGACAAAGAGATGGAACATATTCATTATCAGACGCACTAATTAAAAACCTACTTTCATAATAGTGCTTCCATTTGTCTTTTTCGCTACAATCTCGTATGTTTTCATATTCAACTAAAAGAAAATCAGCATATGGCTTAAGATTAAAACCATTACCAATTGTAATAAGTTTCGGTCTTTCTTCTACTTCTAATAAAGAAAGAGCTTCTATTATATACCCAACTCCTTTATCAGAATCAATTCTCCCACTAAAAACAATAGTGTTCTTTCTTTCATATTGTTTTGGCTTAAAGGGCAAAACAGGGTAAAGAATAAAATCAACAGCAACATCTTTTTGATACTCTTCTAATAAATCTAATGCAATTTTTTGATTATGTATAATAAAATCTAATTTATTAATAATCTCAACATATTCAGCAAAAATACAAGAAATTCCATGAATATAGTTTTTGTTTTTCTTAAAAACATGAAGAGGATAATCTAAAAACTGAACACCAACTTTAATATTTGGAAAATGTTCTTTTACTTCACATAAAAATGGTATTCCTGCTTGGTCTAGAGACATTACAACATCAAACTGCTTTAAAGAAATTGGGACAGTAGAACTAAGTGTCAGAAACTTTTCTTTGGCATATTTCCCTACAGTCTTATACTTATAAGAATGTTCGTCTTTACTTCCAGTAACAAATACGTCATAAAATTTCTCTAAACTTTTTGCAAAAATCGTTACTCTACTTAAGGACATAGATGCATTTAATATTAAAAGCTTTTTCAT